TGATGTCCTCACCAACCATCTCTGGCATAGGTGCAGTCTCTTCTGTGTACTGACCAGTAACAGGGCGTGTAGGTAATGCATTACGCTGTACTGTCTGGTAAGCTGTAGTGCTAGGCTTTGGCCCTTCTAGTACACCTACCATGCCATACTTCTGCATGATGCCCTGTGTGATGTTCTTAGGGAAGGATACGTTAGGGTGATCCTTACGTAAGTCTCCGAATGTGTATGGGAACTTTACTACTGTTCCACCATTGATTTTAGCATACATGTTGTGTTCTCCTTGTTATGCTATTGCGTAGAAGATGTATTCTGCGCTTGATATGTTAATGTTCGTAGCACTTATTTGATTAACGATAAAGCCACTGCTTGCAGGGTCTACACTGTCATCAGTACCCTTGCCTGTGTTTACATTGAGAATAGTGTGCTGCTCATTCCCTGCAACAATACCACGTTCTGTATCCCAGACATACCAATCACCTGTGCTGTCAGTACGCTTGATTAAGATAAACCTAGCACCTGCACTAAATCCACAGTCAATAGTCTGACTAGAGCCGTTGCCTGTGTAACTCCCCACCTTGGATATGCCAGCTAGTGAGGCGAATAGGTAGGCTATGTAGGTGTTGGGAGAGCCATTTACATAGTTATTATTTACGCCTGTTGCTCCTACAGAAAAAGTTGTTGATGTAGGAGTTTCGCCATCCCAAAAGGTAGAGTTTGTACTGTTACCGTCCCAATTATTATTTAGAGATATAAACTTTCCAGAGCCAGGTAGGTCTGGATGATATACCGCCCAATGTTGCGTAGTAGACCGCACCTTAATCCACATCATCTCAGGCGCAACACCAAGGTTATGAGGAATAGTTTGCTTTGTACCTTCCCCCGTGTATGCCACTATGTCACAGAAGTTAGGCGCACGTTTCCAGAAGTAAGCATAGGGTGAATCACTCTGGCCTGAATACCCATTATTGCTTACTTTAAAGCTAGTATTGTTAAAGTCATAATACAAACCATAATTGCCTGTGTCTTCTGCGTTAGTATTATAAACATAAAGCCATCTACGAGGGGAATTACTAGATTGATTTGCGTGTATTCCACCTGTAAGTCTACTTACAGTTAATTTATTACCATCATTAGATAGATGCAAAGACATATCAGGGGGAAAGGATATAGATACTTGATCATACACACTTGCAGATGTTAGATCATATGTTTTGAATACATCAGTCGCACTCTCAGGCACAGCAGTACCACGGCGAATGGCCATGTAGATCATGTTTTGACTGGAACCGTTTACCCTTGAATTGCTGCTTTTTACATCAAACCCCGTAGCAGTTAGGTCAACCCTAGATGACTGTGAAAAACTAGACCCTGACGCATATTCAGCGGCACTAGATTCTGGTCTTAGCACGGCAGGGCCATCACTAGATGACGGAATACCTCTCATAGAGTCTATAAGAACCCAATCATCTGCTCTGTCTACGTTACGGATTAAAAGCCACTGAGGTTCAAACCCAAGACTGACACTTGGCCCAGTAGCAGAACCATTACCAGTATAACTCCCACACTTGATAATATCTTGATCCGCATCAGGGCCGAACTCACCATCACCGTCATTGTGGGCGAAGAGGTAGGCTACGTAGTTCTCGCCACCAGTTTTTACAATACTGTGAGTAAGTGTAATGCTTGAAGAATCTGCGGTTAAAAATTGTATGCTAGTGTTATCCTCAGCATTAGTATTATCTAAAAATACTCTGCCAGTGCCTAATCCACTTGTTAGGCTTCTGTGAAACACGCACCAGCTAGTATTTGAAGATAAATTTTTAACCATTATCATACCGGGAACTGAACCAAGATTATGAGATTTAACTACATTTCCAGAATCAGACCCCGTAAAAGTCACCACATCAAAGAACTTAGGGGCTTTGCGGAAAGTCCAAGAGACAATAGCACTAGTGTTTGAAATATTGTTACCACCGCCCCCCGTTCCTAATGAAAACCCATCGCTGTTAAAAGAAGTTAAATCTCCGTACGAAGTATCTTCTGCGGCTGCTGAGTTTGATACTAACTGATATGAGGGTGTTCTTTCAGTGTCGTGTAAGGAATGATTACTTGTAGTATCCCTATTCTTTAACCAAACCAAACCACCCTCGCCAGCAAGGTCAATCCCGTTGGTAATCGTTTGTGTAGAACCGTTACCATCATACAAATAAGTGCTGAACACCTCATCTACATCTAATGGCTTAACTAAAGTGTTAGCTGCTTGTCCTGCTACTCGTGCTACATTACTCATGCTATATCTCCTGCAGCTTTCTCTTTGCGTTTAGCCCAAACTTTCTTCATACGTTCAGATCGCATAACACGATCTTCTTTAGTCTCTTCTAAACACCGTTTCTTTTGTGCTTCTGACATTCTTTCTTTAGATTCTTCTGTTCTTTTAAGCCCTGTTAAAGATTTAACTCTTTTTAGTTTTGTCTCTAATGTCTGCTTCTTGCCTGTTTTTGCCTTGGAAAGTTTTCTTTTTGTTTCCTCTGACATAGGTTTACCATAGTTAGGGTTAAGCTCACCTGTTTGAGATTCCGATATACGCCTCTTTGCTGATTCTGTATGCTTGTATCCTGTAGAGCCTGACATACCCCCTAAACATTTATTTAAGCACTTGGGGTTTGCTAGCTCTCGTTCAGTAACCACAAGAGACTCCCAAAGCAAACACTCGTCATACGTACCTAAAAACAAAACAGCACGTACCCAATCATCAGAGTTTTTACATTCTGTCTTACGTCTACCGCCGAACTTACTTACAAATACAGTGCCGCTGCCAGCGTAGTTATCTTCTGGATCACCTGCATGAATACCTCTGTAAAACTCTCCAGTAGACTTACGAACCCACTGATAGCCAAACGAGTCTTTCTCTTGTTGTTCTATCATGCTATGTTCTCACCTGCTTTCTTACCCAAGTAAGACACACCTGCATCAACCGTGACAAACGTGTATAACTCTTTTGTTGCTGTTGCTGTTGGTGCTGCACCTAAGTGCCACTTGATACTGCTAGGCCATGTGATAGTGTAGCCACCTGTGTTGACTACCTCTAGTGCAAAACCTGTAGCTGTACCTGAAGCTGGTGGGTTAGTGAATGACACAGTAGTTGCACCACTAGGGGTAAAGCTGAATGTGCCACCTGTGGCTAGGTCTAGGGTTTGTGTGTAGGCCGCTGTAGAGTATTGGTAAAGGACTTCGTTAGAAGCTCCTGCTAGATAAAGTTTAGTACCATCATTGTTAAAGGCTATTCCAAAGCCTCCACTGTCTTCTGAGGACACGTTAAAGCTAACGGAATCATAAGAAGCAGTACTTAAATTAAACGCAGTAGATAGAGAATACTGGAACACATTATCATTAGTGTCTCCAAACAAATACATCTTTGTACCATCACCGTTAAAGACAAAGCCATAAGGGGCCGAATCTTGAGAAGCCACACTAAAACTCACACTGTCGTAAGATGCAGTGCTTACATTGAAAGCTGTAGATAGAGAATATTGAAAGATGCTGTCATTACTTACCCCAACAATGTACATTTTAGTACCATTATTGTTGAAAGCTATTTCTGTTGGGACACTATCTTGTGATGAAACACTAAAGCTGAGTGAAGCATATGACGCAGTAGATAAGTCATATGCTGTAGAAAGTGTGTATTGATAGACTGTATTGCTGCTATCACCAAGCACATACATCTTTGTTCCATCATTATTTAACGCCAGACCAAAGGGGGAAGTATCTTGAGAACTTACACTAAGAGACTTGCTTGCATATGATGCAGTACTAAGATCAAAACCTGTGGAAAGTGTATATTGATATACACTATTTGAGGTGTCATCACTGACATACATTTTAGTGCCATCAGGATTAAACACTATACTGGTTGGATAACCTGCTTGGCTAGCCACACTAAAACTAACACTATCATAACTAGCACCAGCTAAACTATACCCCTCACTCCCAGAGCCATCAGTACCGTTACTCCCCAAGTACCTGCCAGCCTTAAGGCCATTCTTTATTTTAAAACTTTTATCGTTAGCCATTCCTTCACCTTCCAGATTAGCTTAAGTTGTCGGCTGTCTTAGTGCCGATATAAGAAGTACCACCATCGTCAGTACTGAATGTAAACACGTCTGTCTCACCTGTAGCAGGAGCAGCAGGAGCTACACCACCAGCAAACTCTATTGAGCTAGGCCATGTGATTGTTGCTCCTGTGGCGGTGGAGTATTGATAGATGGTGTCGTTATTTGCGCCGACGATATACATCTTAGTACCGTCAGTGCTAAATTGAACATCTTTATTATCTATCTCTTGTGAATTAATACTAAAAGAGGTTACATAAGATGCAGTGGTCAAATCCCACGCAGTAGAGAGGGCATAGCTGAATATTTTATATTCTGCATTATATCCCGCAAGAAAAAGTTTTGTTCCATCACTGCTAAAAGCAAGCCCATGAACATAGTTTGCTGTTGCGCTAAAGTCAAAGCTTACTGAGTCATAAGAACCCGTAGAAGCATCCCAAGCCGTACTTAGTCCGTATTGATAAACTTTATCATTCTGTTCACCAGTAACAAACGCTTTAGTACCATCTGGCTTAAAGAAAACGCCTAGGGGTTCATTGTCTTCTGATGTACTAAAACTCTTAGATGCATAAGATGCAGTGCTAATATTCCACGCTGTTGTCATGTTATATTGATAAACATACCTATCAGCAACGGATTGTCCCTGCACATAAAAAGAGGTTCCATCTGGTTTAAAAAATATACCCTTTGGAGTTGTTACTTGTGAAGCTAAAGAAAAGGTAACACTGTCAAAACTAGCAGTTGATATATCCCAAGCAGTTGAAAGAGAAAACTGGTCTACTGAGTCACCACTGCTACCTACAACATATACTTTAGTACCATCAGACTTAAAATAAAGGCCCTCTGGACTGCCTTCTTGAGCATTTACACTAAAACTCTTGCTATCATAACTAGCAGAACCTAAGTCGTACCCTATAGCACCACCAGTAACCTCTAACTGAAACGACTGCACATCCCCTGCATTACTGATGGTGTACGTTGTGTTAGCTGCTAGTGTGTCTTTGAAGTAGTTGCCTGTGCTAAGATTAATAGCACTCCCTGTGATACTACCTAGTGTTACATTAGTAGGACCACCTACTTCTACAGGATTCTTTAGGATGAAGTCTTTATCGTTAGCCATTACTTAGCTCCATCTATTGCTTGTACAGCTTGGTAGGATGTACCACCGTCTGTCGTGCTGAATGTTATTACATCTGT